CGGAAACCCATCCGTTGAGACGGATCAAATTCACTTCTGTAGCTTGTGCCGAGGATCTTATCTACAATATCAGCGCTCTCCATGCCTGCGCCAGTAGCAACCCAATTTCTGATATCCTCTCCCCCTGGTCCAGCTACAGTTTTCAGCTCGAGAAGTCCAGCTTCCTGGAGAATACGTGACGCCTCACCGCCAAAATACTCAATACCCTTGAACCCAGGTAACTCTTCTTTGAGAGCAGCTCCTAATCTTTTGTCGATTTGCTGACTTGCCTCACGCCAGTTGGGATCCCATTCGCCACCAGCAACGAGCTTGTTGGACGCCTTTGCCAATACTCCAGGCTCGAGAGCTTCAACGTGTGAAACAGCTCGTTTTGCCCAATCCTCATATTGTTTTGGATCTGCGGCAAACCTGAAGGTACCAACTTTATTTTCGAGGTCTTGCTCACCACTATCGAGACGACCAGGGCGAACACGCAAAGCCCTTTGAATAAGATCGCTAGGTCTTGCTACGCCAACCTGACCAACATCAACAACACCAGGAATGTTGAGGCCAAGGCCAAGAGCAGATGAACCAACTACGGTTTCGTTTACACCAAGACCAGCTAGTAGCCTCTCTTGTACCTGTTTCAGCTCGGCCTCTGGAATAAGCTCGGTGCCAGTACCAAGTCCTTTGTGGTATCTACTTGTTGCCCTACCACCCTCGGCGGCTCTCTCGGCAATAAGGTCAACCATTCTGGTTGAGTAGCCGTAGATCATCTGCCCACCTTGAGCATTCTCTGCCATTCGTCCACCAGTGGCAACATAATCAGACTGTGCCACATTCTCCATCTCAACATTGAGATGTCCCATAGACGCAGGCGCTCGGAAGATGTTCTCGCTACTAATACCAGCAAGATTTGCGAGCATGTGCTCTTGAGAGGTTGGGATTGTACCGCCTAGTAACTGCATAGCAGTATCGGGCATAACCCGCTTCATGTTATCGATAAGCTCTTTGACTAACAAGCGTCCACCACGACCAATTTCCTGAGCCTCGTCAACAGATCCAACCTTCAGAACACCACCTCGGGACAACACATTGAGCTGTTGCCCCAATCCCCTCTCTGGATCGAGGGAGGCCAGCTTTTCCATACTCATAATACCAACAACAGGAGAGAACCCTTCTCTTAGTTGCTTAGTCTCGGGGTCGATGCTTCTAAACACAGCCTCTCTAAATGCCTGATGTACACGGTTGTACTCAGTCCTATCTTTACCCTCACCAGGATCACCAATTAGATTGAATACCTGAAGGCCACCGATGGGATTGCCAGCATCGTCGTACATAACATTCCCTTCTGGATCTCTCAAGGCACCACGCTCTGCCAAATCCTTGGCGTGTTGCTCGTTTAGAGCCGTGAGAGGGGATGTAACTATGGAGACTGGACTTAATTCAGCAGCACCCGCCATAGCCTCGGTCTTACCAAACCCAGGCCGTAGAGAACCCATTACACTCTCACCAGTAGCCAGCTTGTCCAACATAAGCTGAATTTTTTCGTTTCTATGGTAACGTCTACCTACAGGTATATCGCCAGGAGGCGGAGGCTCTGGAGGTATGTAGTCGTAGGATGTAGGCGGAGGTGGACCACCTCCAGGTGGACCGCCACCAGCTCTACCACGTTGCGAGTAATATGATTGTCTATTTGAGAATGGGATGTGGCCCATTCTTCCACCAGAAGCCTGAATGTCAGTATAAATTACATAAGGATTGCTAGCTGGATTTGCGCTTTGTGGGATGACAGGAGATCTCCCACCATAATAGACGGCATCAAGCCATCCTTGATAATCTCTAGGTTGTGCAGGAGACGCAGGCGGAGGAACGTGCTCCGTGCCATAGTCACCAAAGTATTGGTTTTCTCCTGGCACTTCCTCTTCCCAAGCTCCTGTTCTTGGATTTAAGGCCATGTATGTATCTCCTACTTCACGTTTTCGTAACTCCCATTCTTCCTCGGGAGGTACGTGAAAGGTGCCAGCGGCACCAGCATATATACTCTCTCCCCAAGATCCAGTATATCCAACAGCTTGACGTGCATAACCTGTGTGGGTAGGCGTCCTTGGGGCTCCGGCGACGGCAGGCATACCCATAGGCCAATTCCTTATGGGTGTAGCAGGCCCGCCGTAAAATTGATTTTCTCCTAGTGCTTGTCCAGGGGGTAATAAAAGATTTGTTCCAGGCCCTAGTTGTTTAGGCGCTGGAGGTCGTTGGGTGACTGTGTATGCCCCCTCCACCCATCTATTTGGATCCTCTACGTAACTGTGTTGCTGACCAACATGAGCTGGTAGATAATAAGTTCTGTTTTGAATTCTACCCATGAGCACATTGGCTCTGTAGGCCTCATCAGCGGCATCTGATTGCGAGATACCGTAATGAAAGTATGGTTTCGACCAATTCTCTCTGTATGTCTTGTCTCCAACTAGCTGATGTGGCCCCTGATATGCAGGTAGCTCTGGATAAAACTGCTCAATGGTAGGGAAGTTTTTGGCTTTGTATGTAGCTTGTTGTGCAGCATCGAATTGATAATCGAATTGTCCTTCTCTTGCTATATTGATAATCCAGTTGCCAATGCTCTTATTTTTAGCCGTTCTACTTGCAGCAAGGGTTTGATAACGCCAGTTGAATTGATCACTACCACGGAAATACTCGACCATCTCACCCGTGCTCTCCCAAGGTGCGGGATTGAGATTGCCCTCCTCGAGATATGAATAGTCGTATCTCTGTTTTGCCTCTCCGTATTTCCACGGTCTTGTTTTCCAAGGACCGTAAAATCCCTGCGCTCCATGTTCGCTTTCCCACATGGTACTTGGAACAAAAGGACGAAATGAAATTGACATGGCTTGCGGGCGACTTTCCTCGTACTCCATCGATCCAGTGGCCTCTTCCCATCTCCACAGTGAAGTTTTGAATATAAAGTCATCACCTCCCATGTAAGGGAGGTTGCTAGTTCTTCGTGGTGTGCTATAGATCTCTCCCCCTGCTCCTAGCATTAGAGGATTGCCAACACCAGGATTTGATGCTCTCTCTTGCGCTCTTTGTAATTCGGTAGCGCCATAGAACGATGTACGTGTGCCTCTTAGAAACTCGCTCTGTGTAGTCGGTTGGTACGCTCCTAGACTTTCAAGATATTTGTAGTTTAGATCTGAAAAGCTCTCGAAAAATCCCTGACCAGATTGCGCCTGCTTGTGCGCCATCCCAATAAAGGCTGGATACATGGATCTCGCAAGATAATTCTGTACATCCCCAAAGGTTTGTGGCATCGGAACGCCAGCAGTCTCGAACTCTCCACGATACGGCTCGAAAAGGTTCTGAGGTGTGCTCTGTCCTGGAAGAGTGCGATAAGTCGGCATACGGAGAGCTTCGTCACCAAAATGCTGGCGCATTTTCATGACCGTCAGCCTCATGGTGTCCTGCATAGGCGCACTGAAAGACAGCGCCTCATTCCTGAGTTGCTGTACAGTATCACCCCAATAATCGAAATCGTCTCTCTCGAAGTCGCTATCTAAGGGATCATCAAGATAGTCGTCGCTATCCCAATCGTCTATTCCTCTTGGCATTTATTCTCTCGGGGATTGAGTGGTAGGGCAGGTGGGAGGCGGGACCTACCCTACCTTAGTCGTATTCCTCAAGGCTTCATCAACCTTCTTCCTTTCTTCGAGGCCGAAACGGATCCATGTCATAATCCGTTTGAGGAGATACGGCATTTCTAAAGCATTGTCGTAAAGAGGCTTATCGTCATGCGCTAACTCTAACAGTTTCCCTAGCAAAAAGCTACCCTCCCCTGTGTGAGCAAAGTCCTTGACGAAATTCTCCAGTTCTTCTAACTCTTGGATGAGGGATCTGTCTCTGTAGATCCTTCTTCCTCCTTCGGCTTGGTCAAGCGGGGACCCAAGAAAGGGTACACACTCTTTAGACCTAGCCAAAGTTCGCTAAGTAAGTCACCAGGGAATGTCTTGAGCACTTCCTGTTTCTCATCCATGCTCATCTCGGGCTTTACGATGGGTGTTCCATCGTCACCAGGGATGTTCGTGCCAGCGAAGGACATAGCTAACTCGTACCATGCCGCCTCAAAACCCATAGGCGCTAGTGATACGGGTCTACCATCGATCTCCACATGACGAACGTGGGCGTCTTGCCACTGTGCGTAAGTTACTTCATCCTTTGAAGTGATTACCTTGAACTCCCAATACCACTCAGGTTCCTTCTCCAAAGTGTAACGCTTACTATCAAGTATAGCGTATTGACCAAACATGTTATGCCTCCTAGTATGCAGCGTGTTGATTTACCAGCGTGAATTTCACTGGACCATCGGTGTAGGTACCCCAATCCGTAGCAGTGAACATACCTGTGACAGCCATTACAATCTGACGTTGGGCTCTCAACGCTAGAGGTTGAGCAGACCAGTAGATGTTAGCATCGCCTGACGCTTGGTTAGCGCCATTTGCTTGTATCACCAGTTTGTAGTTAGCAGCGTCACTCAAGAATTCGAGTTTGATATCGGCCTCACGGAAGATATTTGCCGTCCACGCAGAACCACTAGCGGGGTCGTACATCATCTTGGTGTAGAGGGTATCATCGTCGATCTTGACGGCTAAGTTCAATACATAGGTTCGGTGTACAATGTCCAGACCTTCGGGCACGTACTTACCTACAACGTATTGTTCGTCTAAGGGGATTACGGAACTGGCGACGAACGAGCCAGATAGAACACTTACGTCAGTTGCAGTCGGCAACTCGATGTCACTTACGGGTGCAAGTAACTGCGGGCCACCGTCAACGGCGCTTGCGGCACTCCACGTAGCAGTGGAAACCTTTGCAGGAAGTCCACCGATAACGCCCAAAGTACCAGTCATGAAGTTAGCACCTGAGAAGTTCAGGGATAACAGGTTCACACGGCAGTCTTGATACTGCTCACCCCATAAGTTTCCAGGGGCATAGCGGAAGGTGTACCAAGGTGCGGCGAACTCGTCAGTGCTTGATAATTTGAATGTGTGGGTGTTATACCCCGTTGTAGGGGTATCAGCAACCGTTGATGTTGCGCCAGTCATGGCGTAGAGGAAGTGTCCTAAGCTATCTGGTCGAGGAATAAAATCAGCTCCACCACCAGCATTTACACCAACCTTCACCACACTCCGTTGCATGGCTCCGCCACCTACTTCGGGCGGAAGAGGAAGGAAGATGTTGTTTACACCAAAAGCACCACGGCTAAACAGGAGGTATTCAAACGCTCCATCAGTCGTGTTAGGTGTGCCTTCAGCAACCTGCTTTGCCATTCCAATGAATGAGCCTTCAGCAGCAGTCATGTCACACTCTCCTTTGTCGTCGTGAGCACGTCAAAACGAAACTTTATGAAATAGTCGTAACTGTCGGGTGGACCACCAGACTGTAGCATCTCTCCGTGGAGATTGCGGGATATGATCCCACGTGATACATACTCTGTATCCACAGATAAACCGTTGAAATTGATCTTCGCCAAGGTTCTCTCGAGCCTCTGGCGAACTGCGCTTGCGATCTCTCTCGCTGTAAGAAGATCCTCTTGACTTTCATCCAGCAAGCATCTACACTTTACAGTGAATTTTCTGCGCCATGTGGTAGCACCACCAATCTCAACAAACAGAACTTGATCTGACCAGTCACTAGCCATACCAGTTACCGACCCTGAGATGAACTTATCTGGATCGTTTTCGTGCAAAGTAACTGATATCCTCGCCTCGTCAGGATCAGGATCGCCTTGTAAGGGGCCTAGTTTTACTACTCCAGCTCTTGTCAAGTCTGCTGGTTCTAGCTGGTCTATCATGGCCTCTTGTAGTTCTGCTTGCACCTTTTCTAGTATTGCACTATGAATACCACTCACTTAACCCTCCCAGGTCGATAGAGCCTGATAGCTCTCCCACCAATTCGACGTGTTATCTTCTCTCGGTAGTCGTCCAAGATCAAGTTCGTCTCCTTTGCAAGAGGATTGTCATCCCTTCTACCAGAGCCAGGATCGAAACGATCTAGCCTAGCAGTCTTGGATCGCATTTGTTCATGGATCATTGCACGAGCATAGAGCCTGATTAGCTCCAAGTCACGCTCTGGAACCGTGAAAACAAATGTAGTGTCAGCTTCCGACGTCGGAACGTCGTGTAGTGCGTTATAGGTAAGGTACACACCTTCGTCCGAAAGGGCAGTTCCATTTAGGTATAGAGCCTGCCCTTGGACGAAGTAGTTTACAGGTCTGTAGGTATCCGCATATTTACGACCAGGGATATCTTCTCTTTTTTCGAGAAACCTATCCAGAGGATTTTCAAGTGTAATGTCCTCTACGAAGTCAGTGGGAAGAACATAGTACGACCCAGTGCCATCGAGAGACAGTTCCACTCTATTTTTCCTCTGAGGAAACCAAATCGAGTAGTCGTAGACGCCGTCTTTAGTGAAACGGTAGAGTGTAGCGTCAGACCACTTCGGCTTGGTTGTGCTCTCATCCTGAAGATCGCTCCTCAGGTCTGCAAGAAGATCAGCCCATGTAGTCATAATTAGTCCGTCGAGCCAGCGCTCAGATGAACCTCATACCACTCGGGGCGGAACAGTTGGAATTTGAACATACCACGCCAACCCACACGATTGACCATCAAAGCGTCATCGATCTTGGGCGGGGTGATTATGTGTGGGCGCTCGCCAACACCATAAACGATGGACGGACCACCCATGAAGATGGATGCGTGAACGTCTTGAGCGACAGTCACATAGTCAGTATCGGCATGGTCTTTCAGCAATGGCTTATCAAAGGTGAGGCGGTTTGCGCCACCACTGTTGAGAGCCACAATTCGGCGAGTTTCCTGAGTACCATCGCTATCGAGTACCGTGGTACCAAGGGCTTGATTGTGGATTGTCACAACGTCGCCAACGGCAAAGCCGGAGCTGTCAGCAACAGTTACGTAACGGGTTGAGGTGGACTGCCCAGGCGAGTAAACAGTGTCTACTGTAGCCGCAGCACCCTGACCAGGAACGGTAGCGCCAGACAAAGCATCCTGATTGGAGGCCAAGCCAGCGTTTTTGATCCACAGTCGGTTAGTTTTGATAAAGCGAACGCCACCCCACTGACCAGCTTCACTCGTAAATTTCTTACCAGTGGACTGGTAGTTCTGTACGTCCAACCAGTTCGAACCCGCAGCGGTGCGGATATCGTGGATCACACGAGGCGTGGTCACACAAACGATAGCCTGAGAGCCACCGTCAGTGTTGCTTGCCACACCAGGAACTTCATCTTCCTCGAGGTGGATCCGAGCCAGCTCTGCACGATCAGGATCGAACAGATCAGCGGCAGTCAAGGTTGCCCTTGAAGTAGCCGAGCCAGCATAGGTCGGATAGGGATGGGTCAACAGGGCATTGCGCATCAGGATGTCCAAGGTGTCAGTCAAAGATTGACCGATCTTGTCCATAACAATAGCGGGGATATTGCCGTTGTTGATGTAGTCGATGATATTGTGGTAATCCGAGAACTTCAGGATGTCGTGGTAGACTGCTAGGTCTATTGTGACAGTCCGGCTGTCCAAGGCACCACCCTTGAACCAGATCACGTTCTCTGACGTGGAGTTCCAGTTAGGTTCCATGTCGTAAACTTCAGAGTATACGATCTGATTGGTTTTTACAGCGTTGAAATCTTCCTTAGTTACCGCGAAGGGAACAAGGATGGACTTCATGCGCACGGTGTCTAAGAGCTTTTGTTCGTACCAAGTACGTTGCCAGTTGGGAACGGCACTGGTAAAGATAGCTCCGGTTTCATAGGCGTCAGCCATGACGTATTCCTCCTATTAGGGAAATTATTGGCGTGACAATCCTAAACCCCAATCCCTCCATGCGTCCATTCGTTGTTGTCTCTCTGGAGTTCCCAATTCAGCTTGATTGACAAAGGCTTGCCATTCTTCACTGTTTGTTGGTAACTGCGTCGGCGCTGGTGCTGTAGCCGCAACATCAGGCGTAGTACCCGCAAGTAACTGCTCTTCTCGAGCCTTCACTTGCTGGTTTCCCCAAGCAGAGATATTGCTCATCAGAGTTTTCAATACCTCTTTATCCTGCACACTAGGAATTGTATCCACTATTGCGAGTAACGAAGGGTTGCCCAATTCGTTAGCAACTTCCACTTTCGCCTTCAGAGCACGAAGTTCAGCGAGCTCGGTTTCTAATTGAGATTTTGATGTCACCAAGTCGTTTAGTTGTTTATCTCGCTCACCCACAGCCACAGTCTTTTCGGTGTCCTTCATGGTCAATTCCGAAGTAAGGCGCTCTATTTCAGAGGACTTCTCCGCAAGTTGCCCATCTTTTTCACGTAGAGACAGTGTAAGCTCTTCTACTTTCTTGACCATGCCCTTGTAACGGGCCTCGTAGTCCACTGCCGGTGTGGTCGGCGTGGGAGGTGATGCAGGCTGTACAGGAGTTGTTACTTGCTGTGCAGTTGTATTTTCCTCAGTCATTATTATTATAGCCTCCTAAGCTAGTTGCGTTTGGCAATGAGAACTGCAAAATTTACAAGCGAGTTATCGGTTGCCGCTGTTTGCTGGATTTCACCTGCGGTTGTGATGACGGTTTCAAAATCGGCACTATCATCATCGGGGGTAGTGAGTTGCAATACCCCGATGACATCATCGCCTACTTCAGCACCCGCCAATGTACAACCTCCAGCGCCATTACTCCCCACGAAATGTGAGAATAATAAGGCTCTGTCTAGGCTTTCCATTGTGAATGTGTTACGCATCTCTTCCTCCTTATCGGAATGTAAAAAAAGGGCAAGAGATTTTTCTCTTGCCCTTCCATTTTTGGATCGGGTTAGATCTAGCTTTCTTCTATCGCCAGGATAAACTGGCGAGCTGCGGCCTCCGCCGAGCCTGTCCCTATTCTGAGTGTAGGCACCCCTTTCAGGGTACCCTCCACGACAGGAACGTAATCTCCTGCTGAGAACGTTGAAGTAAAGCCATTGATATCACAGGCTACGCCATTGAAAACGGCCTGTAAAGCAAGTGTGCCAGTCAATGCGGAGGGGCACACATACCCCAAAAGGGTATCGCCCTTCATCTCCACGTCAACATAAGTACCCCCATTGGGGATCGTTGCTGTTCTGGTTGAAAAACTCATCTTATCTCCTATGCCGGTGCGGCTAGAGGTTCCTCGACCTCAAAGGAATGTATGTCAGTAGACCATGTACCTAGAGGTAGGTTGACAATTCCCTGATAATACCAGATACCAGCGGTATCAAGATCGCCATCGACTGTTATGTAGTGTATCTGTCCATCGGATCCATCCGTGACAAATGCGGCGGTCTTGTCAAAGGTAGTGTTATCTGGTTTCTGAAAACGTATTACCTTGCTTATGCAAACAGAACAATCGACGATGGCTTTGTCTTGATCTTTGACTGTGCCACCTATCGATGTCCCTATGTCGTTGATAAAAATATCACCAATCGCCATTATAACTCCAGTATCAAATCGCTATCCACGTTATCCGTAATGTAAAGCGCTGGATCTTTTTCTTGAGTGATGTACAAATGTTCCTCCAATGACGATGTGGTTATGTAAAGGTCATGCCACACCTTATCTCTCCAAGTGCCACTCACCCAAATGTCTCCAGCTATCGCCAGAGCTACGGCGAAGACTGCTTGCGGAGATATTGTGACAGACCCAAATATTACGGAAGGATCTACGGTACTAACAACCGATGTGGCAACACCAGTTAGCGCTAGGCTTCCATGTACCACAGTCGGATCGATTGTACTTGCCACAGAGGTAATACTCTGTGGCGTAACGGATAGGGATCCCTTCACCACTAGGGGTGCTACGCTATCCGTGATCGCAAACGACGGTTGCGGTGTTACGGAGGTACTGCCAAGTAGTACATATGGCCCGACGCTAGACGCAACTCCCGAAACTGTCGCTGTTACTGTTGTGCTACCCAACACAGTCGTTGGGTCAGCTTTGCCTGCTATCGTAGATACTGGTGTAGGAGTGATTATCACTCCGCCAGTTATTACGGATGGGTCTACAGAGCTGGCTACGGAGGAAACGGATAAAGGTGTAACTGTAACCGAGCTCTGTAAGACCGTTGGATCCGCAGACGATGCAACCGTATATACAGGGGATGGGGTTGCAGTCGTCGCATTCAAGTGTACAGTCGGCGCTACAACACTTGAAGGAGCAGTCGCCGGAGAAGGAGTAACATCAATGTCTCCCGCTTCCACATTGGGACCGGCGATCCTAGCAACCGAGCTCACGAATGCGCCGCTTACCGTCACGGAGCTCAGTATAACCGTTGGGTCTACCGTAGATGCTATTACCGAAACCGCATGTTGCCACGTGACTACAGTAGGCCCACTGGTGGACGCTATTGCACTACTATTAGCTGTAACAGTAGTGGAACCTAGTACCACGACAGGATTTGAACGATCTGAGATGGAAGAGGCTGCCGTTGGTGTAGCAGTCACAGAGGACTGGATTACTGATGGGTCAGCTTTTCCAACTACGGCGCTTGCTGGCGTGGGGGTTATGAGAACATCGCCCTCCGTTACTTCTGGTCCGAAGGAAGATGCTATAGCACTTGAAATAGCAGGCGTAATTTGTAAAGAACTGAGTACCACTGTCGGTGGTACACTTACAGCTATAATATTACCATAAATCGGCGTAATTGTCAAGTCCCCAAGTACAACAATCGGGTCATTTTTACCAGAAATCGCATAAACTGGTGCAGAAGTGACTGTTTGTGACCCTAAAACAGTCGTGGGATCAGCTTTTGAGGCAATTGCAGTAGCAGGGGAGGGGGTAAATGTAACATTGTTGACTACGGTAGGATCAACAGATGAGGCTATCGCACTTACTGGAGATGGAGCTACAACAGTCTCGAAGACTGGATCAACTCCCGTGGCTCGAGCCGTAGCTGGTGCGGGGGCAATGATTTTCTCGGATACAGTGGGCACACTGATCCTAACATAGCTGACCTCGAGGCGCCTCTGAGCTGATCTCGTTGAGGACGCTATAGCTGAAACAGGTGTAGGCGCTAGTGTAAGACTTGACTGTATTACAATCGGTCCGAATGAGGAACTTATACCCGAGACAGGGGTCGGGGTAAAGGTTACGTCTCCAGATCCAACATCAACAGTAGGATCGACACTGACTGCAATAGCAGATACCGAGGTCGGTGTCAGTGTTATACTACTCCTGACTACAGTGGGATCTATCCTGCTTGCTATTGCGCTTGAGGGAGAGGGGGTGTATGATGTATCGCCCTGGACTACTATCGGACCAGCATTATTACCAATGGTATTTACCGCAGTCGGAGAGACAGTTACGGAACTCTGTACGACTGTGGGGTTTACAGAACTTGCGATTGCATTGATTGGAGATGGCTCTATCGGAGGAGACGAAATCACCACGGTAGGATCAATCGAGCTAACGATTGCATTCCTTGCAGTGGGTGTCAGTGTGATCGAGCCGAGAACTACTGTGGGGTTGTTTCTGTTGGCGATGGTGTTTATCGCCGCTGGAGTGACCGTCACATCACCAGCAGGTGCATCAGGCGTCTCCAGGACTGCATGAGAACACTCTAAGAAGTTACCAGCAGTCGCGTAACTAACATACACACGGATGCGCAAGTCGCCATAGTTGGTGATATTGTCTGCTTCCGTGCCCGTGAGGGTAAAGCTGTACTCCGCGAAACCCGTTGTTAGTGTAGTGTTGTCGTATGACGCCGAGCCAATAGTCGTGGTGCCTTGAATTAGGTAAACAGTAGCGTTTAGTCCTTTATTGGTGGCATTGACCCGCAATCTGTATTTTACGACGTGCCCTGTAGAGCTCTCTGGATCGGTAATACTACCAAGAGCTACCTCACACGTGGCTACCTGGTTGGCATTCGATGATACGTAATCGCTATCTGATGGCGTTACCTCATCGAGCTTGTCGTAAGCCGTGGTAGGCGTAGTTGGCGTTACCGTGAACTGAGTTAGCGTGATGTCGCTGGATGGTCTGCCGTACTGTGTCATTAGTAGGCCTCTATCTCTACAAGCAGATCAGCATAATCTACAATGCTATCGGCTTGAGCAGATGATAAAGTTTCCTCGCCGTCTGTCCATGTGGCGGGAACATCTGTGTAAGTCCACTCAGCAACCGTCGTGGTATTCTCTTTTAGCCTTACCTTCATGTTGGTAGTGCCAGCATCGGGGTTTTTCCGATAGCGGAACTTCACCTTATGGAGGACGTTAGTTCCTGGATCAAGTACATCTTGGAACGTCGCTCGGTAGATGGAGGAACCAGGATCCTCAGGCGATTTGATATAATCGTTATCGTCTGGTGTAACCTCGTCTATGGACATCCATAGGTTTGTATTCTGGTTTAGCTCATTCAACCAGAGCCCTACAAGATCGTCACCGTTGGGGTAGTATGTATCCTCTCCAGCAAACACATCGCCAGTTATACTGTATGTCACACAAGTGACCGCTGTTGGTGTCAAGGTGACATTGTTTATAACAGTTGGGTCTATTGAGCTTGCTATCGAGTGTACAGGGGTCGGAGTGTATGAAATATTTCCGTGAATAACCACTGGATCGACTTTGGCGGCGATTGACGAAACAGCAGTGGGTGATAGCGTCAGCGAACTTTGTACAACAGTTGGGTTCACACTCGAGGCGATTGAGCTGACAGATACGGGTTGTATGACGATGTCACCCGCCAATACATCTGGACCAACAGAGCTTGTTATCGCATATACCGCAGTAGGTGTTGCCGTTGTTGAGCTTTGTAATACAGTGGGACCGACAGAACTTCCGACGCCGGAAACTATTCCAGTGAGTGTCAGGCTTGACTGGATAACAAACGGATCAACCGATGATACTACCGATGATACTACCGCAGGGGTGTAAGTGATACTACTCTGCACGACAGTCGGATCCACGCTATCCACAATAGCAAAGCCGGCAGTCGGAGACAGGGTTATACTACCCTGAATGACAGCGGGATTTACGCTGGATGCTATAGATGATACCGCAGAGGGAGATGCCGTGGTTGAGGATTGAACTACAGTTGGATCTGACTTACCAGCAACCGCACTGACTGCACTAGGTGATACTTGTACCCCTCCACCTAATACAAATGGATCAGCGCCGGTAGCTCTTGCCCACACAGCACTTGGGGACGCAGTGACCGATCCTAAGACCACGGTTGGAGCTACCGAACTCGTGATTACATTGGTTGCGCTTGGGCTAAGAGTTATACTACCTAAAACTACATCAGGATCAGCTTTATTACCTATAGCTGATGCTGGTGTAGGTGTTGCAGTAGTCGAACCCAAAACTGTAGTTGGGTTTACGCTGCTCGACACACTACCCACAGGCGAAGGAGTAGCAGTCAGCGAACCAAGTATGACAGTCGGATCGACCTTATTAGTTATTGAAGAAACAGGGGTTGCGGTGACAGTCGTGTCACCTAAGACTACTGTCGGATTGACAGTAGAGCCAATCGTATTTGTTGCGGTTGGCGTTAGAGTAAGACTGCCTTGAATTACCGTTGGATCTATAGAACTTGCTACAGATGTCACGGGCGATGGTGCTACAAGTATATCTTTACTACCAAATGTGTACTGTGCTATCGGATAACCCATTCCAGACCATGTGGTAATCCGATCAAGGGCTGCCTTCACGGAAGAGATTATCACAGATGGATCTATGGAACTAGCTATGGCATTTCTGGCACTTGGCACTAAGGTAAGACTACCTTGAACAACAGCAGGATCAACCTTATTAGTTATTGAGGAGACAGGTGTTGTAGTGACAGTTATATCACCCAGGATAACTGTTGGATTGACAGTAGAGCCAATCGCATTCGTCGCAGTTGGGGTGATCGTTAGAGAGCCAAGTACAACAGTGGGATCTACTGCGGTTGCTTTAGCCTCACACGGAATATTGCCACCCTCCCAATCGTCAATGGTAACAGTGTTATCGTAAATTTTTACGCCAACATAGCCACTGGCGATGTATTCAGATGTATCTGTATAGCTAAGAATTTCAATCCCGTTTCTGTAAACTTTGATGGTATAGTCAATGATTTCTGCACGAACAACGTCGCCAACCTGGAAGGCAATATCGCTTACGTAGTCCAGTACAGACCCAAAAGATGAGCCATTGTAGTAATAGATATTTGCTTGTTTTACTGGTGGAGCGTATGTTGGCTGATTACCAGTAAATGTTATGACATAAAATCTGTCAGTGCCTCCTGCCCCCTCTGCACGTAGTACAAGACCACAGTCGTTAGCAGAGATAGTTTGCAAGACTAGCTGTGCATATTCACCTGCGAATGCAGATCCACCAGTATATATCGAGTAACTATCACCACTTCCTACATTGTTATATCCTAAACCGCTACCGTTCTTTCTTACACCATAGAAATCGGCGTGGGTAGTCCAGTTGCCAGTAAGTTCGCCCTCTGAGCCGGTGAAGTCTTCTTTGGCAGACAAGACAACTGTGACACTACCTAGTACAACAGTTGGATCTACTTTATTGGTTATTGTGGAGACTTGTGTGGGAGTGACTGTGACACTCCCCAATACAGTAGTTGGGTTTACACTAGAGGCTACCCCTGTCACAGCGGCGGGTGTGACTGTCTCATCGCCTCCAGAGATATCTACAGTAGGATCTACCTTGCCTGTGACTGCACTTGCGGGAGATGGCGAGAGTAAAAGGCCAAGCACATACTCGTTGAACCACATCGGGCCAGTATCTCTGCCCTCAGCAGGGTCATTTTCAACGATATAGCCGACAACTACCTCGCCAGATGAGTTTGTATAATAGCGTAGTTGCTGGAAGTCAATGGTGACATCGGTGCCTGTGTCCAGAGTAATGCCTGTTGTCCACGATCCATTGTATGTGGCTAAGAACAGATCTTCATTAGTGATATCAGAGTAGATAAGATAAACATTACCTTGACCGTCACCAGTGGCTTGAGCAGATAGCATATTGCTACCACCCTCTGCTCGGTTGACGGTTATCGATCCTATCTGATTTGCAGTGCCCAAACTGCCATTCGTAGCAATCCTGTACCACATTGTATTATCCGAGTTGCGGAAGACAAACATAACTTTCTCGTCACCGCTATCGTCCCAATAAACAGGTTGAGCAATACCCTTCGAGTTGTTGTTGTTGGCACCAGACGCAGCGGAGATAGCCGACCTGCCAGATAGTGTCCCTCCAGATGACAGGTTCCTATACCACATGTTACCTGAGCCGTTAGTAATTTCCTGGTAGCCAATATGCGTCAGGTTACTTGCGCCAACAGTAGCAGTTACCCATGTCCAGTTTGTTGTCGCTTCAGCGTCGAGGTTATTTGCACTCCCCCATGACCCTGAGGTTCTGCGTTTGTACGATATACGCTCGTAACCACCTACAGTCTCACGGTAAAAGCACCATGCGTCTCCATCAGAGAGCACCACTCCTGCTACGGCTTGGTCAGTACAGGTTATACCTGTGACTATCGCCTGCCCAACAGTCTGCCACGTATCAGGATTGGAGGAGGCGCTCGACATATTGAATGTGTGATAATAGACTGATGCACCTTTGTGTTGAAAGATATGGAGTGTGTCACCAATTTGCTGGACTTGACCACTCTCGAAATCGCTGTAGGTTGAGCTTGGCCTGTTAGTTCCATCTATCTCAAACCATGTGGCACCATCATCCGTTGACTTGACCATGATTGGCGTATTTCCAGCGCCACCGGCCTTGGACGTGTGCTCCATCGGGAAATATAAGTTTCCGTTATCGTCTTGGAATGGGCCACAACTTTGCGGGCTCTCAATGAAACATCCACCGACTAACCCGTAAGTGTAATTGGCTTCAAATGAAATGGCTCTGTAGTTGTCTAGGAGTGTGCCATCGCTCTCTACTACTCTGATCTCGACAGTATCGCCGTCATCCAGCTCTCCGTAAGTAGAGGGTGTATCATAACGGCGCATGAGCATGAGCGCCCACTCAAACTCAGTGTGCTCATTTTGTAGGGTGTCACTTGTAGTTAGATTGTCGTTCTCTATAGCGTGACCAGCAGTAAACGTCTCCGATGACCCTGAGAGCAGGTTTGTAGTGGCGTCATTATCTAAGAACTGCGCTGAAAAGTCAGCGATGACGGCAGTGTGGTTGTCATTTAGATGGACACCACAATCGTACCAAGTGCCGCCGTTGATACGGAACTGCAATTTGTACGAATGGGTTTCGGCTACCCCGTTATTCTCCTCGATCTCAAGACGTAAACGGAATGGTACACCCATATCGATTGTGGTGGGTGCAACGTTGAGTGCGGCCAACCAACCACCATCGGTGTTTAGTGCAGTGCTATCGTCCCTAAAACGCCAGTTTGTACAGTTCAGACCAACAAAGCTATCAATGACTGTGGGATCCACCTTGTTACATATCGCACTTGCGGGCGTTGGGGTTGCTGTGGTGGACGACTGTAGTATCGTGGGGTTTACCCGACCAGCTATTGTAGTGACAGCGCTTGGCGTGACAACTACAGGCGGATTGTTTACATTGATCGTGGGATAGTTAGTGTATGTGAAGGTTTGCCCATCGACCACCCTAAGCTGTATGCTTTCTCCACCTGTGAACTGTCCATCGACAAGGTATATTGTGGCTACCACCTCGATATAGACATCAGCGTCTACGTTTGAGTTAGTAGCTGGATCGGTGGCGCTGTTGATACAAGCGGCGTTAGTGGTATCGTAGGGAGTGCTTGAGGATAGCCTCTGCGAGGTGTCCTCGTCATGAGTGTTGTATGTGCTTTCGTAAATTCTTACATCGGTAGTTCCGCTGAGTGGTGTCCATCCCCCACTGTCAATGTTGAACTCGAAGCTAAATGGCAAAACGCCAGCTTTAGAGTTTGTATTGTGACACTCTACTCTGACCTGTACACGACCAGAAGTTCCAACATCCATGTCGAGAGCCTGGTTGTTGCCAGTACCCAACGCGGTAGAAGACGCCTCATTAGCGTCGTCTGAGAAAAATCTATAATTGTCTTGGTTGTATGATGGTTGGGTCATTAGAAGAAGTCTGGATCAGACATAGCACGCTCTCGTATTGCTACGAAATTGTCATTGTCGGTATACTCTCCTGCCAGAGCCGCTTTCCGATGCGGGAAGGATCTTACAAAATAATACATATCAAACGCAAAGCGATCTACTGGAAACCATTGATCTTGCATCCAGATATAATAATCACTTTGCCAAACCAAATAAGGACGCTCCTGCTTATCAGGGTGCCTCATGCAGATGACTTGCACACCATGTCTAGGTGCATCCCAAGGCTCTCCCTGAGAACTATCCCAAGTTGTTCCATCTGTATAGTAAATCCTAAACGAGATAAAATTTGTCTCCATTGGTCGGTGCCTCCGTTAGAGCACTAAAAGCCAGAAGTTTACTAGAGCCTGTGTAATCAGTTACGTTCGTGATTTGCCCATTTAGAGCAACACTATCATAGAAGATAATGGTTCTGCCAATATAGTGATCATCGGTGGCCTCGGTAAGATCCGTGGTCATGGAGGTGGGCGTCAGTGTACCAGTAATGGCACTGCCCTGCTCAACCAGCGTAGTCATACTCTCTGTATTGTGCATAGCACTTATATTACCATACGTTTCCACAAGGATACATTGATCCTCTACCGCTTTCGTGGCGCTGTCTACTACCATGATCTCTATCTGACTTGCGGTAAGCTCTGCGCCAGTCAGTTGGAATTCCCACGCTCCATTTGTGTAGGTTGGAAGAGTGCCGATATTGGCTTGCGCACCTCCATCCTTCGAGATCTTGACATCTCCTGTAGCTGGTGTCCAATCACCACCTGCGGCAAAATCCTGAGATCCAGCTTTGATTATTGGAACTCTGATATGTGTGCCAGATGCAGTTGCTACGCCATATTTTCGTAATATTGCACTCATGTTACTCCTCTCAGTATACCTCTAGGCATCTCTTTCCTACCTGTCGTAGATGCGTCCTCTAGAATGTAAACCTCCAAAACAGTTTGGCTTAGACGAGCTTTTGTAGTGCTTGGTTGCACAAACGCCTCGATCACATTCTGTGTAACTAAGCCTTTTTGCGTGCTAGGCTCTATAAAGACCTCTACCACATCTTGAGTTATTCTGCCTGCCATTATGCCGTCCTTTCCCAACCATTCTCAAGAGCATTGACCGAGGACACTGTCCATGCTATAGATCCATTAGGATCTCGCTCGAGGATGTTTGTCCTCATCTCGTAGTCATCTGCCAAAGCGTGTGATGCCTGTGCGTAATCTGTACCGCCAGATCGTATGACATTGTTCCCTGTCACACTGCCAGCGTCATCTTTTCTCACTGTAGAAATGGCCTGGACAACGTGTACGGTGCCAGCAGTAGTTACAAGATTGTCCATCGCATAGGTGTCTTTTACAGCAGACGCCGCAGAATTATACGTAGTATCATCATCTGACACACTTTCATCTACACATTCGTAGTTCGCTCCCGCTGATGGTGTCAAGTTTGTACTGTTGCCTGCGCCGCTTGGGTTCAAGCATTCCATCCTGCCGTCACCCAATAAAGTGTTGCAATAAGATCCACTGTCATCGCAAACATACAGGTCATCAAATTTTGTTGTTACAGAGTTGTTCTGGTTCCATAAAAAGATTTGATTAGCATACGCGTTTGCACTTACTTTGGTATCTACATTTGTGTCAGATGCCACTGTTACATTATTGATTTTGAACACAAACGAACCAGTGCTATCGTTGATCGTAACCGATAGTTGCATGTGGCACCACTGACCAGGGACAATCAATCCAGTCGAGGTTGTGGCAAGTGTAGTGCCAGACTTGACCGCTATACTCCCATCAGTATTGAGCGTTAGATAGATTTGATTTGTACTACCGTCGCGGATACGGAAGAAATCCTCTGAATAAGAAAATGTATCGACCTGGAACCCAAATCCACAGTGTAACGTGGCACTATTAGGAAGTGAACGCCATACTGCCGAACTAGATGATCCTAGAGATAGACACTGCCCATTATCTATTCTGCCTCCAGAAGTAGCAATGGCAGCGCTATACTGGCTACCAGTCCATTTTCTCGCTAATTGCGCGGTCGAATAATGCTCAAAACTATCTCCAAACAGAAAAGCCATAGTTTTGTCCTTTGAAAAAAAGAATGTGCCTCGCCTTTCGGCGAGGCTATGTTTCTTATGTTTCGGTAAGCCGAAGTTCCAAGTTTTGCAGCGTCAGGGTTTGACCATCGGATACTGATCGATCCGAAGTCAGATCCCAATACGCATATACCTCACGGTTTGACACAGTCACGTTGTCATCCGTGAGCACAGCATATCGAGCACCATTACCACTTGCGGGAATTGGTCCACCCGATGCAGTCCAAGCCACATCCTTGATCTGGATATCGCCACGGTCATTCGTGTCATCCTCGTTGAGGACATCGAAATCGGTAGCGCCAGGGGTCAGCGAGAACCCACCACTGGTATAGTTATTGCCAGCGGCGATCTCAGTCATTTGACCGAGCGTATCAGTATCTTGCGTGGGCGCAGTGGCAGAAGTCACTAGCGCCACGTAGAAATTGGTCGGTGCTCCGTTGTTTCGGAAGTAAGCATCAAGGATGCTCATCTTTCCTTTGTTTGTCCAACCTGCCATCGTGTTTACTCCTTATAGATTGTTTTTTGTATCCATCTTGAGCTGATCATAGTAGTCCCAAGCATGGTACACTTTACCATTGTAGTGTGCCCTATCGTTCTCTATGGGCACAATTTGCGGAGGCATGTGTTCGTGGTCGTTATATTCAACGACGGTGAACCCTAATTGCCAGTTTGTTTCTTCATTCGCCCCTGGTACTCTTCCATCAATGTGACAGAGGCACCCCCCTGTTGTTGCTGAAATGGAGTGAGCGCCTTCTCCGTCTATCTTCAACCTTGTAGCCTGCTCTCTCCTGTGGATGTGACCGAAGATCCGTGATACGTTGGATTTTTCAACCACGTTACCAGCAGTACCGCCAGGTTTCGCCGAGACGGTATTGCCATGCTCAACCAAGAGATCTGGTCGTAACCAAATCTTGTTGTTGGGATAACCACCATGCCACTTCCACCCAAGGTTTTTCAAGTCCAACAGATAAGGTACTGATGTTACATCCTCTCCATCGAACTGAGTAGCCTTTCTAAGCCTGAGCATGTGTTGAGCGTGAATAAAGTAAAATTCGGGTATTCGTAGCTCATGGTTTCCCTCGAGGTAGTCAAGCTCACTGTCTGGTGCAAGCATAGCGATTTGCCCCAGGAACCAACCCGCCTCATAAAGCATGGGTTGAGTGGTGAACCTCATCTCTGGTGATCTCACGTACTTCGTTGACCATTCGGCACTGTCTATTCCATCTCCTCCGTGGATAATACGATCAAAGTAGTTGTCTTTTATCACAGATAGGATGATACTGAGCGCCTTGCGGTCATGGTATGGTGTGAGCTCGCCGGTGTATAGATCTCGCTCAAACCCGAAATGAGTATCGGAGATGTAGAGAGCCCTCTTGAACTCACTCTGTGTATACTTGGGCGGTCTGACTGGCTTTATGGTGAAGGAAACTGGAACAATAATCGGCTTTACGGCTACTGGTTTCCTTCTCACGAAACTACCGTACACAGAGTACATGATCTCGGTATTGATACCGCCTTGATCAATCTTGTGTCCAGTGATACGACCCTCGTCGAAGATCATATCCTGATCAACGTCTTTGCGGTATCCTTCCCATGTCTTTATCTTGAATTCCTCAAGCAACCAGACATCTTCGTCGATGCCACACGCCTCAATCAAGTCCTGTTCGCTCTTGATCTTAGCTGTAACAGCTCGTACCTCAGTGTAATTCCCCTTGGTTTTTATGTCTATCTTCTCTTCGTCCTTCAAGATAGCCTCCTTCTCTCGTTGTTGGGCTCGGAAGATCAATCCGTGCATCTTGTTAAAGTTCAGATTTAGTTTTTTCGCTAGTGCTCTCTGGCTAAGGCCGCTTCTTTTCCAGATAGACAGTAGCTCGTCACCGTTGTATTTCATAACCTAGCTCTTCTGCGAGTGTAGCGAAAGCAAGCGCAGCAGTAATTGGGACGACGCCGTTTCCCACTGCTCGTAATCGCTCAACTCGATTGGAGTATATGGATCCGTCCATCCAGGGATCCACCCCATCAACCACTCCGCAAATCGCTGGTTCAAGCGTCGGTTTTTCGCTATGCCATTCATCGCTCGAGGGGCTTGGCGGCCAAGAAGGGAATTCGTTGGTGTCTCTCCAATCCCTGTATCTTTCCAGTCCCTCGTTGTTGGTGTCATCCACTTCTCCAGTTCTTGCTTTGTCTGTGGATAACTTGGATCCCTTAGCGTCTGTTCTGCCAGTCCAGAATGTCTCAAGACGTTCCTCCCATCCTTGCGGATCATCTCCTCTGGAGATCTCGGTTGAATTGCGCCTCCGTCCGTTGCCGTTGGGGTTAGCCATTGATCTGACCCGCATGGAGCCCAATACTTCGCTTTGTGTGGGAGGTCTTCTTCCTGACCCTTGATTGATCTCCCACTCTCCCCCTTCCAGTCCCTCGACTGCGGGGTAGGCCAATTCGCTGATTGATCCCTCAGCTTGATCTTGGGCGCTTCCGCCTCTGCGTACTTCGGATCGTCGAACCATTTCACTCCCCCCTCTCCGTCCGAGGCGCTTGGAGTGCGCCATGATAAAGAGCCGTCTTCGTTGATGTGGTGCGCCAACTTCTTCCGCTGAGAATACTCCTGCCGCAACTTCGTAACCCATTCGTTGTAGCTCATCCCGAACATCTCGAAATCCGAGCTTGAGATGGTTTTCGACATTCTCGAAAAAGCACCATTCTGGCTCGACTTCTCTACAAATTCGGGCGATATGAGGCCAAAGGTGCCTTGGGTCATCCTCTCCCTTCTGTTTTCCTGCAACGGAGAAGGGTTGACAGGGATATCCTCCAATAATGCAATCCACTTTGCCACGCCAAGGGACGCCATCGAAGGTTTTACAATCCGTCCAAATAGGCGCTTTATCCATAACTTCGTCTTCCATCCTCGAAACCAAGACCTCGATGGGGAAGGCTTCGACTTCAACATAACATACTGTTCGAGAAGACGGAACTGCCAGTCTGACGCCGAGATCAAGTCCTCCGACGCCAGCGCAGAGTGATATTGTGTTGAAGGTAAAATCCACAAGTCAATTAACCTCCCCAGGATCATAAGGCTCGATCACTCGAAATATATTATGAACGGGGAATTTTTGCACTTCGTTCTTGTGCCTCATTACGATGCAAAAGAAACCTTCCTTCACATAGGTATTATCGACATCGTGGAAGATCATCGGCTGAGACTGATCTACATTGTGAACCTTTATGGTCATGGTCTTGCGAACTCTGTCCATTATTTGCCTCTCTTTCGATCTGCCTCACGTGCCCGTTTTACTGCGGCTTTTACGGTTGCATTATTATTTCGAGTTGCCCACGCCATAGCCCTACGCAGAACTGCGGCTTTATCACCGTGTCCTCTCAGGCGTATGGCGCTCATGGCACTCTTTTGGTCAAAGATGGGGAACTTACCCTGCCTGTTTCCAGCTTTTTTTCTGGCGGTGGATGTAACGTTCCCCTTCTTCGTTCTCATTGCCATTGTTATTCAATCGCCTTTGTGTACCAACTTGCGACAAATCCCATTCTAGCGATCTGGTACCAGTTTCTACCATTGGTGTCCTTCATAAATCCGAGTACACCAAATTGCTCGCCGTCCCACGTTTGCATACAGATGGGACCCCACGGTTCACGCCTTACATTCAGTCTATCACCAGCACCAACGCCTGTGATCTCAATACGCTTTGGAATATCAGGAGGAGGTGGAGGAGGTGGAGGCGGAGGAGGAGGCTCTACACCCTCTTTCTTGAGAGGTAGTTCAATCTCACGTGGATACACACCAAACAATCTCTTGAAATCCTCTTTGTCACCGTAGAAACGGTTTAGATCAATACTGTAGCTGTGGACGCCGAATGATGGATAACCTGGGGTCTTTCCGTTACCCAACAAGTTACCATTAGCAGAATACTGCCATATAGTCCACTTGTTACCGTATGGAGGATGGTTCAAATCTGCCCAATCTTCGGGCACTGGATCGTAGCCATCGCTATCTGGTTGAGGAATAGTCTGCTTATATCGTGCTACCATCAACTTTGTCTGCTTGGGGTAGTCAGTCTTGTATGCGGCATCGCCGTAGCCAAGATGTTTCGCCCAAGAGTTTTTGTTTGTGTATGTCAGGACGTTCTCTTTGCCCCACTCGGCAAACGACCAGTTGTAATACTTGGCGAGGTAATCGCCGAACTCCTGTTTCGATAGGCCATCGGGGTTAGCATCACTCTCAACATCAAAGCAAACACCCATCTTGAGTTTGTCAAGGCCTCCGAGATCGTCCACCAGAAAGCGCAAAGCGTCAAACAGTTTCTTCATAAACGTAGAACTTTTCTTGACTGCCATGTATTGATAGACAAACATTGGCATGTCAGGATAGCGGTTCTTCACGTTGTCCGTATGATAGAATATATCGGGGTCACGCTGGTCACGCCACAGTCCTCTAAATCCCATGAAAGAGCACCTTGGGCCAAGTAAGTCCCACTCGTACTCATTCGGAGGCTGATCAAATCTGTTGTGTCCTGATAAATCTACACCGAATATATCGTAAAATAGATCGGTGGGATAATAAGTCCAACCACTCATATTGTCTCCTTTGAAGGCTCTGCACCCGCGGCACTGTCAGGATCATTCGGGTCTTGAGGCATCATCATGCTCTCTGCCCTCTCGTAGAGCTCATCCTGCTCGAGCATAGCAATAATCCTGTCAACTTCGGAGGTGCCATCGCCTAACTTCTTCACTGCTGTCTCAAGCGAGATAGATGGGGGTAGCGTAGCCATACGCTTGACAACCTCATCGACAACCTTGGCCTGATCCCTCGGCATGATACCAGCAAATACGGGGTCTAGTTCTTTCTTGATCAATCTTTCTACAGCATATTCAGAGCCCAAGCCCTTTTGTTTTAGGATAAGAGCTGACTTGCTCATTGCGCTTTTTATGCCCTTGCCGTAGTATGACCTACTCCTTCGGATCGACTTGATCATAGGCCACATTCTGATTTCTAACGTAACTCCAGATCTCTGCCCTCCTTCCTCCTCTCCAAATACTATGGGAGGTGCCATCACTGACGTTCTCCCCCAATCGTACAGGAACTTGATGTAGTCAAACGTACCTCGTGGTATCGGGTTGTTAGCCTCTAGGATACCGACTGTCGGAGGTGGTTGGTCTTTGAAGTGTTTGCCCAAGTCCCATAAAACGTTAGATCCTACGGGGTAGTTGTCAGAGTTGAACGCTCGAGGTAAGTTGATCCCCCATCTCGTAGGATGCGCATTATAGTTCACAGCCTCGCCCAAGTCGGCAAGCCTGAGATTTAGTTCGTCTTGTACACGTGTGACATCCTCAGTAAGACTATCCCCCCACCAGTGAGTAGACCTCACTCGAGGGATATACTCAAAGGGCACGAACCCCCACGGATTTTTCTTTGGAAACCCATCGAGATTTATGCCCTCCAGTTTACTGTCGAATTTCTGCTCTGTGTACTGGTCTATCCTGAGTATCCACTCTTTAGAAGTGTCTTTGTCATACCCGTACTTTAGCCTTGCTTGTTCTTTGGTCATCCTGTAAACAATCCAAACCTCCAGCAGGCGGTCTGGATTTTCAGGATCCCAAATCGGGAAGAATGTATCTAAGGGTACTCTTGACCACTTGACCCACCCAGGATTTGCGATATCAGGCGCTATCTTTAGAGCGCCACCACCGTAAATCTGCCTATCGAGCGATATTTCCCACAATGTGACATTTGCATCACTATTGCGTAGGATTTCATTTGCTATTGAACTTGCGCTCTTATCTGCTTTTGCTACCTTGTCGTCGGAAGATGGCTCGAAACTTACTACCATGTCGTCCCACTCGCCGAATTCGCTATCGGCCTGAGCCATACACAGCATCTTGACAAGGTTCACTCCCACGGGGTATAGTTCTGGATGCTCTTCTTCAAGACCTTGATCTAGTGGCACCTTCTCTTCGAACACTTTGCCCGTGTAGTAGTTTTTTCGCTCTGAACGTAAGGAAATCTCCGTAAGCCAGGATTGCCTGGTTTCTGGAGATACATCTCCCATGTCAGACCAGTCGGGGATGTTTAGTATCGTCATGAATTTACGGAGGTTCTCCTTTTTCGATCCTCCGTATTCACGGTAGGCGTCTGATTATATTTAGCTGAATTTGTGGAGTTTACGTATTCTGTAATCATACTTGTTCGTGTATTCCGTTGTTGCATAGGCGGGCTCGCCTTGATGCACTTTGATTGACACAAAATACGTCGCCCCATCTCTTATCAGGTTTATTAGCGACATTCTTGCCTCAGAAAGTTGAGCTTTTATGGTAGGATGCTGTTTGTCTAAATCTACTAGCTCTACCTCTAGGATTTCTCCATACTCGACCTCAGTTATGGTTGCGAGTAAGCGCCTCTCTTCTTCTTTGATGTCTCTAGGGTATTTTACCATATTTACACCTTTTTGTCAAGGGCTATCGTAGCCAGGAGCAGGCTTATCTAGCGCCTTATCAGTTTGATAGAACCCGCTTGCACGAAACCTGGTACCTAGCGGTTGAAAAACTCTCACGAACGTACCACCACAATCACATCTTGGTGGTGTCTCAGGCGTCTTTCCTATTGGGCCTAATACTTCTACTGGCCTCTCACACCTGTTGCATTTGAATGTAAATTTCATTATTTCCACCTCACGGCTCTCTTCAGACTGGTTGTAGACCAGTCCATGAGAAAATGTAAAGTGTCACTTATTACCATTCCAGCAATGAAATAGTAATAAGGACTTATCTTATTTCCAATTCCGAGATAATCTGTCAATAAGAATATTGGTATTGCCAGATATGTCAATCTGATTAGTGTACTGACCACAGGCCAGTGAGATAAAGACGATCTATGTTTCATTAGCCTTGAATACGGAAACCAAAATGCCCACCACAGAAACGGAAGGATCTCCCTCGGTTTTCTCCTGTTTAGGTCAAGATCTGGATTGACCACTAAAGTGGTCATAAATCCAGCAAACGTAGCTATAACTTCCGGCGTCGGAAACTGTGCGTAAGACATAACTATCGCCATCGTTCCAGCACTTAGGGATGTTGCTACAGTGTGTGTCCTACCACTCGGCATCTAAAATAGCCTCTTCCTCTTCCTCTTCTGTTGGCTTGCATTCACACTTCCATACGACCATAAGGCCATATTCAAGAGTATCAATGACTATTCTCTCAAGTTCTGCGTTGCACTCCTCGCATATCATCGGCGTCTCCTCGCTCTCCTGTTTCGCTTGTTTACGTATTTCGATGACGTTCCGGCGGATTTATCCTCTTGTGGCACAAAACGCGTGGAGAAAGCGAGCATCGCCATCATCATCACGATGTCTTGGGGTATCTTCTTGTCACTATCACGTGTGTAGTTCGACATCTGTTTTACTAATCCTGTTACACTAGGCCATACGATCTCATGGTTTGAGAGCATAAGGGACAGGGCATTCAAAGCGGGTTCTTTGTCACGTGAGAAGTTCACCCCATGTGTGCTGATCCCCATGTCATCAAAGGCTAATTGCTGAATACCTTTTTGGGTAGCCGTTGTATCCAGAGCCTTGAAGTGAGGTCTGTACTTGTTTATGGCATACTTGTAGCTACTCAGGAAGGGCTTATAATCGCCTCTACCAAACACCCAATCAAAATAGACTAGCTGATTGGGAGTAGTATCTACTCTCAGGACGCCAACGGAAGGACTGTTCCGTCTCGGCGGGTCATCTGTGCCAGGATCACCTGCCATAACATAGGATCCTCGAGGATCAAAGGGCAACTCGAATTTGGTCACTCCATACCTCGGATGCTCTTCCCACACATATCCTTCTGATGGTTTCTTGGTAGGATCTTCGGGGTTTAGCTCGAGGTATATCATATCGTTCATGCTCTGGTCGGTACACGCCATAATATGACGTTTCGGGAACATCGACTGACCATAGTCGGGGAACTCGGCGTCCATCTCGACAGCTCTCATCTCTGGACTGTATTCTGCCTCCATGAGGGCTATCTGCTCTTCTGTTAGGGTTGTGTTGTCCCTGGTCCGGACCCTGAAGGAAATATACTGCTTGAGATTGCGAGAAGTGCTATCGGGATCGCCTCTGTAGTATCTTTCTACCAACCACGGCGCATCAGACGGCGAAGTGATAACATCTAATCTGGCATGACGTGTGGTTCCATCGGGACGTGTACCACGAAGACGACCACGTAGGATCTTTGGTGTCTCCCCAAGGTAATCAAGAGCACCCTCGTCGTACACAATGCGGTCATACTCACTACCACGAATGAACCGAGCGTCGGTACCAGCAGTACGAAATTCCCACTCTGAGAAGTTCTTGAATGTTACGATAGGCCAGGGTCTTAGCTTGATATTGTAAATGTGTGGCTCGAGCCGTTCGTTACTTTCATACCACATCATGAACATGTCGAATGGTAGCTCTGCTTGTTTAGCAGTCACAGAGGTATTCAATGCCCTGAAGTACGGGATTGACAGGCAATCCATAAGCACGGACGCCGCAGAGGTTATTGTCTTCCCTGCGGCGATACCTGCCAAGAACGTGGTATTCATTTGTACGGCTTGATGGTAGGCATACTGGTACGCAAGGGGTGCCCAACCTCTCAGGTACCACTTTGTTCCTAAGTGAAAGCCTCCATGTTCTCTTCTAACTATTCTGAGTAGGTCTAATTCTTTATCCGTTATCAACCTTATGCACCTCTATCTGTTTATCAAGAGGTGTGAAAACGTAATCCCCATTCGCAAGCATCTTCTTCAGCTTACAGGCCACGCCTTTTATCATGTAAACGGGCTCTCCTTCTGGTCTTGCTATGAAACTTCGATGGGCGGTGTTGAGGACAGTCATCCTCACACCATTTACGCTCACGACCTCTTGGTGTTGTAATTCTAAATACTTGACCCCTTTTACTTTAGATTTCATCGCAAATCCTCCTGTATGTGTGGTAGGCGGGACGTATGTGGTCCCTGTAGATTAAATCTGTGTTTTTCCAACCATTATTCATTAGCGTGTACCAGTTCATGCCGTCTACCCCCACCTCGTCTAGCCTATTGTAAGTGTACTCGAGATATTCAGCCTGGTAATCTGCTTGCAAGTCGTCCATTCCATCCCACTGGTACGCTGTTTCAGACAGTACGATCGGTCCATCGTAGAAACCCCTGAGCCGAGTTGCCTTGTTTATGGCATGTGTAAAGTTTTTGACGTACCCTGAGTAGGAGTGGTATGATAGCTTGTCCATCTTTGCGGTGCTCACAAACCCCTCTGTGAAACTCCAGTGTCCCTCATTACCCAACATAAGGGCACCACCCCATATTTCAACTTTGCACCGCTTTTTGACATAGTCGTAGACGTAACCAACAAACCTTCCAAATCCAGCGCCACCATTGTACATATCATCTTCACCGAAACACCCTATGTACTTATCGGCACCTGCCCAAAGCTCATCACGCCTGACCTCTGGCTCATTCCATAGCTCTACGGCATAAGGTTGGTAGATCATCACAACGTCCACGACGAATTGAGCAAAAATTCGCCAGTAATCGCCTTTTACTGGCGAACATTCATACTGCGGGTATACTCGAGCCCACTCTGGCGAGTTCTTGATCTGGATTGATCGATCTACGTGAGAAAGAAGTGCTCTCCTCTCAGCGAGATCTCCAAAATCCTCACTATCCATCCACTTGATGCCAGTATGCACCCTAGCCTTTGGATGGACATAGGATACACTCTCGTCATTCACTCGCTCAACCCAAGTCGATAAAAACGGCTTGCGCTTGTAGTTCTTCATTATCATCGGAAGATATATCATCCTAACAGCCTCAAGGCATAAGCTGGTCTTAGCAAATATACTGGAACCTCACGACATGGACGCTCACGCTCATTGTTTATCCGACGCCTCATGATATAACGCTTGCTCTGGTATCCTGCCACAAACCCATTTTTCTCGTCGATCCGAACAAATGTCTGCACGACAAAGTCTGCTTTCAACTTCTTGCCTTTAGGCCACTGGAGGTGGAGCTTGGATGGTTTCCAGTATGGTCTTAGGTTTGTTGCACGAATATCCAAGGTGTATTTACCATAGGGTATGTCTACCCCGCCGTCGAAGTGTGTGTGTAAAACTTCGCTTAGACCCAAGTATCTGCGCACAATCAGCTCGCCCATCACTCCAGACACTTCAAAGTAGTCTTCATCACTCTCGATATGGTTAGCCGTCTTGTTATTCTTCAGGCGTTCCTGCGCAACGTATTGAATGTAATCCCACTTATCCGCTACGTCGTATACCTTACTGAACATTATAGAGCTCCTACATAATCTAGCACGACGAGGCCAATCAACATCACCGCCGCCGATGCCATTGCGAGCAACATAGCCCCTCTCTTCCTCGATAGAGCGCCAATGACTACACCAGCACCACCGATTGCCCACAGGAATATGCCTATAACAGTACCTATGTCATTGTCCATTGGTATCCTTCCATTCACCTATAACTTGGTGTGCGTAAGATTTAGCCGTCCCTACTTCTCTGGCTATTTCCGATGGGCCAGGAAGATACCCTTCTTTCAAAACGGTACTATCGATGTAGTCCATGATTTCTTGACGGACTTCATTCGATCCATAATTCTTTAGATGCGTTCGCTTGTTCGTTCGTTCTGTCGTTGTGGACGAACGAACGTTCGCCTCTTCGACAAGTTCTCCTCTCGCTATTTTTCGCTCGAGGGATCTAGCCCATGAAGAGAGCAGACGTTCCTGATATTCTGCCTTTAGTTCGTCGTAGTCCCTACCAGCATTTTTGCGTCGCTCTCCTGCGAGAGCTATCTCTCCGCCAAGGACATCGCCACCGATGTAGGCTACCAGCGATGCGCCGATACCGATAATCACGGTAAGGGTGTACTGGAAGTACCTCAGCAGGGTAGGGTCGATATTGTCGATAAGGTGCAAGCTCTGTCCTAGACCAGCAAACATACTGATAAGGACAGCAAAGAAAATTCCAACCCCCAATTTAGTATTTTGATTTCCTGTATCTTGTTTACTCGCTCGAATAGCAGACCATACGACTATTCCGCCCTCGATTGCCAAGACAACAGCTACGGCCTCGGCGATGGCGAGGTATGGGTTCCCTGATAAAAGGGCAGCCTCATAGAATATATCCATTGTACGTAACGTTGCTAAAAGTAGAGCGCTGACTGAAGTGATCAATACCGCCCAAAATCTCCAGTCTAACCCCACCGCAGCCTTAAAGCGGGGTGGGGGTCTTTGCTGGATATAGTTCTGCTTGAATAGTTCGAAGGCCTCCTCTTCTTGGCGAGATATCTCGCTAAGATCCACTCTTCGTCTCCCATTCGTAGCCACAGTTCTGGCAGGCGTATCTCACGATAACTTCTGTGATTTCCTTTCCCTGGAACCAGTAACTTTCAACACTTTCCTGAGCTACGGCTTTCTTTTCTTCGCATTCAGGGCACTTGTATTTGGTCTTCGCCATATCCTTCTCCGTATACTTCTACAAGTATCGCTCTGAGGTCTTCAGAGCTTATTCTTTTCTCCTCCGCCATGTCGTGATGTTTTCGACAGAGGGTGATTAGGTTTTTGGACACGTCCCCACCACCTGCGGAACGAGGAATGATGTGATGGGGATCAAGTCCAAACTGACATGGGTCAGAGCGAAAGAAACCGTACATGCAGACACGATCTCTTTCCTCAACGACCCATTTGAGCATCTTGGGGTTTTTTATCCTCTTGTTCAAAATTGGTTACTCGGATATTCTCCCCTTTGGCTCGAGCGACGCCTCCCTGTGACGTAAGCGTTTAGAGGTTTCAGCAGGGACCACAAAGCGCCTCCAGCTAACACAAACAATACCTCAGATCCAAGGGTGTACAGGAGAAAGCTCTCCAGCGTTGCGATTAGAACAAGGCCGTTTGACTGCCAACCGAATGATTTGAAATAGACATCGGTTGATACGTCAAGGCACAGCATCACACCGGCGACAACAATGTACCAAGGGTTTTTCTTCTCAATACCCAAGTACGTTAGAGCAACCTGTGTGGCCTGTGGCAAAAGCGCAACCCAAAACCCAAGGTTAGGATTAACCTTATTTGTGGGTATCATTTGGTAGCCGTAAAGCGACGTTTGATAGTCCTCTACCATGAGCACTATCGATATGCCAAATAGTAACAGGAACGTCGCAAACACTATTACAATCAGTGGCGAGTTTTGTACCCTTTTAGTCATATCGTTGAAGGTTCCCATCTTATCCTCTCAATCCTGATCCACCACCAATTTCCTTGATGGTGATGAAGCGGCTTGCCAACCCTTCGGGATCCCAACCGATCTTCTCGAAGAACGAGGCCAGGAAAACATTGTATACCAGGGTTGCCCAACCAAACAGAGCAGTTATGTAGGCTACAACCACCTGTACGTTGCCAGCGAAGTCATCGACAAATACGGGCAGCTCATCTATGTTGAAGATGACTGCCAGAACAACACTAAGCACGTAGACGATTGCAGTAGCCCACCGGCGAGAGATGACATTCTCTCCCCATTTTGCGATAGCCCATCTGATCGCACCAGCAACACCTGATGCAGCGAGGCCTATCAAAAACATTTGAATTGCGTCGAGTTCCATGTTGGTTTCTCCTTTTCAAACTCTTGACATTTTGGTTTTTATGTGCTACAATGGCATTATACACGATAAAACAGATTTTGTCAAGAGGAGAAAAGATGGCTAAAAAGCTACTTGCGACGGCTACAGTCGATGTCTTGTACGACGAGCCAGACACCTCTACCTATAGAGGAGTACAATGCCGAGCTGGATTTTATTCAGAAACATTCAACAGTGGGGACATAAGCGAAGACTACAGAGAGGCCTGCAAAAAAGGGAAAGAGTTCGCTACCGTCGTGATGAATTCCTCATCCGTGGACGATTTTCTTATGGACGGTCCTTTCATCTATCAAGATGGGACAATAAGGAGACTAAAAAATGAACCTCGAGGAAGCGCAGAAAGTACATAAGGCTCTTGCAAGCGCATTTGCATACGCCAATGAAAACCCCAATGACCCAAAGCAAAGGTACCCGTTTTGCAACCCTTCCCTGGTGGAACAACTAAACGACGCAATAAATGTCATAAGGCCGATCATGGAAGACCTCGGCTACGAAGGAAATATGTACGGCATGTATGACGCTGGAGCAATGTACTCTGATGAGTTCACTGACCACAATCCCACCTAATCAATATATAGATCCCGATTGGCTACTTCCGACGTCGGAAAGTACCGAAAGTGGCAAGTTAGTGGTACACTATACCATCTCTGATAGGGAGGCGCTGTTCGCTATCGACCAGCAAAAGGACTACTTTGTTAGGATCTGGCGTAAAATGTACGAAGATCTGTTAGCGAGAATAGCAAGGATAACTATTGGAAGGGATGAATACTTTGTAATCAAGTTTCACCCAATGACTGAGTACAGAGGAGATGAGGTCATGTCAAGATTGCAGCTCGGCGCTGATGTTCTTGTCGCCGATACGAAGAACGTGGTGATCCCCACAATCATGTGGGATAACAGTGGGGGAGTGTTCAAGATGAAAGAGTGGAGATGTGGATACTGTGGCTCGCCAAATAAACTCGAAGAAAGACACTGTACTCAGTGCAGTGCCACTCGAGCCAAACTCATACAGGAGATGTAGATGATAATCAAGACAATGGAAAAAGCATCGAGCACTATAAAATCAATAGTGACGTTGTATGAAAATGGTATCACATATCCTGGCGACGGATCCACTTATGTAAAACATGCGTCAATCGAGATCGATATTTGTATTGATGCTATAAAAGAGGCTCTTGTAGATCTCTACGTAGACTTTCCTCTCGCAGTAGCAGAACTTTGTGACAATTATCTCGATGAAAGTGGGGAACTACTAGGATGGGTGAGAATAAAAGCGTCGGAGGTGAAAAATGTTGGTGGATAGCTCAGGATACACAGTCTGTCCAGACTGCGGGCAGACAATCTCTCAATACGGCAGTCACGAATGCCCTATAACACACTCAGTGGCATACCAGTTCAAAGGAGATCAGCTTGTCGCCATCGATGAAACCACGCCAGCTCTCGGGGAAATCAATGAAACCCTCAAGCAAATACTTGAGGAGCTCAGGGAAATACGTAAACAAATCCCCCCAACCCCTGATACCTAAATGGATCATCTTTGGTATCGTGATAGCTTTGTCCTCAGCCCTGTGCACCTGTCTAGGATACACATGGTGACAACAAATAAAAAGAGTAGTATGATCGCCATACTACCAGTTTACTATTAAAACGATTTTTTGTAAATCGGGAGATCAACCCATTATGCAGAATTCACGCGATTACTTTATACGCCAAACCCTCAATAACGCTATCGTCGATTTGCGTAAACTCGCCCATGACCTCGAGAGCGATATGGACTACTTCATCCGCGTCAGACAGTACGCAGATAGAATGTACGTCGCAATCAATGACGGCGATATGAATAGAGCTAAAGAGTGGGCTAAGAAATATAAGCAAGCACGTTTTACGGAGGAAAGCAGCGATGCTAAAACCGCCAAAGAATTATAGACAATTATGGCGACGGCGAGCGTGTTCAAATTGCAAGTATTGGCACATGGACGAAGAACATGAATATTATTTGTGTGAACGTGACCCTGAAAACATCTCAGGCGATTGGGGTGCAATACAACCTGAATGGAAAATTTGTGATAGACATGTAAGGACCACCTAGTTTTTACCCTTGGGGGTATACAGGTGTATTATGTATTATTCTAGCCAGTTAAATAATGAACACCCCAGGGGGGAGGGGTCTGTCTTGTCATGAGAACTAGCAAGGGCGGCTCGGGGGGAGGGGGAG